CGCGCTCGAATCATGGGCGGGCGGGCTGCTCTCGCGGCTCACGCCGGCCGCTCGACGCGCCGCGCTGCGCGATATCGGTCGCGAGCTGACGCGTAGCCAACGCACGCGCATCGCACAGCAACGCAACCCGGACGGGAGCGCATACGAGAAGCGCAAACCGCGCCCGAAGCATCTGCGCGACAAGGCCGCCCGCATCAAGCGCGCGGCAATGTTCGCTCGACTGAGGCAAGCGCGCTTCCTGCGCGCCGAAACTGACTCGCAAGGCCTCGCGATTGGTTTCGCCGGCCGCGTTGCACGCGTGGCCCGCACTCACCAATTCGGCGGCACCGATCGGGTCGCACCGGGCGGCCCCGAATACACCTACCCCGCGCGCGTGCTGCTCGGATTCACCGACGCCGATCGCGAAATGATCCGCGATTTACTGCTCAAGCACATCGCGCCTTAATCATTCGGCACCCGAAATTTGTACCCGACACGCTCACAAACGCAGCGTGTCGACTCGCGCGTGCGTGCTCGGCAACATGGAGCCATGAACGCAAACGAATCCTCACGCCAATTTCTGAACGGCATACGCAAAGGCACCGTTGAGTCGGTTGAAGGCGCGTTGTGTCGAGTAGTGAGCGGCGATTTACATACCGACTGGATTCAATGGTTCAGCCCTTTCGCTGGTGAGTCGATCGAGTGGCATGCGCCCTCGATCGGCGAAGGGGTGATGCTGCTTTGCCCGACCGGCGACCCTGCGCAAGCCGTCGCGCTGCGCGGTTTCTTTTCCGAAGATTTCCCACCGCCGAGCACCGACCCGGCGAAGCATATGCGCGTTTATCGCGACGGCGCATCGATCGAATACGACATGGCCGCCCATGTTCTCAACGCCGTCTTTCCCGATGGTGGAACCGTCAACATCACCGCCCCCGGCGCGGTCAACGTCACGACGAAAACGGCGACGGTTAAAGCCGACGATTTGACGCTCGACGCGACGCAAACGACCGTCACAGGCGCGATGCTTGTTAAAGGCTCGTTCGCGTTTGAGAACGGCATGACCGGCAAGGCCGGCACGAGCGGCGGCCCGACGATGGCTATTTCCGGCACCGTCGCCGTAAGCGATGACGTGATCGCCGGCGGCAAAAGTTCGGCACATCACAAGCACCTCGAACAGGGCGACGGGCAACTCGTCGGCGAACCGCAATGATTGGAATGAACGCCTCGACCGGCCGCGCTACGGCCGGCCTCGCACACCTGTATCAATCGATTTCGAAGATTCTCACGACGCCTATCGGCACGCGTATCGCTCGCCGCGATTTCGGCTCGGAGCTGCCCGACCTGATCGACGCGCCGAACAATGGCGCGACGCGCGTGCGCCTGTATGCGGCGATCGCGACCGCGCTGATGCAATGGGAACCTCGCTTGCGCCTTACGCGTGTGCAGCTCTCGACCGAACTGAGCGACGCCGGCGCGGGGGTGCAAGTCGTCGACATTGAAGGCACCACGACCGAGACCGGCGAGCCAGTATCGACGCGCGTGCAGCTCACGAGCGGGGTTGCGGCATGAGCGCAACGCCGATCGATCTGTCGCGCCTTTCATCGCCCGATATCGTCGAAACGATCGACTATGAAACGCTGCTCGCCGAGCGCAAGGCGCGGCTCGTGTCGCTCTATCCGCTCGATCAACAGGACGAAGTAGCGGCGGCCCTCGCGCTTGAATCCGAGCCGATGAACATTGCGTTGCAGGAAAACGCGTATCGCGAAATCGTGTTGCGCCAACGCGTGAACGATGCCGCGCGCGCCGTGATGCTGGCCTATGCAAAGGGCAAAGACCTCGAACACCTTGCCGCGCTGTTTGAAATTGAACGCCTCGTGATCACGCCGGCCGAGCCGGAAAATGACATTGAGGCGGTCTACGAAGACGACACCGATTTGCGCGCGCGCGTGCAGCTCGCGCCGCAAGGCTTTTCGGTTGCCGGCCCCGAAGGCGCGTATATCTCGCACGCTCGCAACGCTGACGGCCGCGTGCTCGATGCGTCTGCCGTAAGCCCCGCGCCGAAAGAAGTCGTCGTTACGGTTCTCTCGCGCGACGGCGACGGCACGGCCGACGAAACGCTCGTCGAAAAGGTGCGCGTAGCGCTCGCGTCCGACAACGTGCGCCCGCTCACCGATCTCGTGACCGTGCAGAGCGCGACGATCAAGCGATACGCCGTGCGTGCGACGCTCGTTTTCTTCGCCGGCCCCGATCGCTCTGTCGCACTCGCCGAGGCAAACAAGAACGTCAAGAAGTACACCGACGACATGCACAAGCTCGGCATGGCGATCACGCTCGACGGCGTTTATGCCGCTGCGCGCGCGCCGGGCGTGCAAAAGGTGATGCTCGACGAGCCGGCCGCCGACATTCCGGCAACGAAACAGGAAGCGCCGTATTGCACGGCGATCGAGCTGGTCGACGGCGGCATTTACAACAATGAGTGATCTGCTCCCGCCAAACTCGACTACGCACGAGCGCAACCTTGCGCGCGTCGGCGCACGCGTTAGCGATATTCCGTCGCCGCTGGCCGTACTGATGGACCCCGATGCGATCCCGTTGCCTTTGCTGCCGTGGCTCGCGTGGCACCTCGGCGTCGACGCATGGAAAGACTACTGGCCCGAACAGACCAAGCGCGCCCGCGTGAAGGCCGCCATTCCGATCGCACGCAAAAACGGCACGGCTGCTGCCGTGCGCGAAGTCGTCGCCGCGTTCGGCGCAAACATCGCCCTGCGCGAATGGTTCGAGCTGACGCCTCGCGGCGTGCCCGGCACGTTCGACGTAGTGCTAACCGTTAGCGGCCGGGACGGGCAAGTGCCGACCGCTGCACTCGTGGCCGACATCATCGCGGAAATCGATCGCACGAAGCCCGTAAGCGCGCACTACTCATTCACGCAAGGCTTTTCCATGCAGGGCACGCAGCGCGTCGCGGCGGCCGTTCGACCCGCGCTGTATCGCCGTCTTTCTCTCTCGGATATCTGACCTATGGCCGGAACCCTCATCACCATCACCGACGCCGGGCGAGCTGCGCTCGTCGCACCCGGCAACACGGGCACCAACGCGCACCAAGTCGTAAAGATCGGCCTTGCGTCTGCCCCTTTCGTCGCCGACAAGGGCATGCTCGCCATGCCGAACGAGCGCAAGCGCATCACGACATTCGCCGGAAAGAACGTCGCACCCGACACCGTGCATGTCACCCTGAAAGACGACACCGACGATCAATTCTCGCTATACGGATTCGGCCTGTATCTCGAAAACGATGTGCTGTTCGGAGTCTATAGCCAGGCGACGCCGATCATGGAGAAGTCGCCGGCCGCAATGCTGCTGCTATCCGCCGACATGCAATTCGCGACGATCGACGCGGCGGCGCTCACGTTCGGCGACGCGACGTTTCTGAATCCGCCGGCGACGACTGAAGTGCAAGGCGTGATCGAGTTGGCGACGCAAGCCGAAGTCGACGCCGGCACCGACGCCGTTCGCGCCGTGACGCCGGCGACGCTCAAGCCAAAGCTGGATGCAAAGGCGAGTCTGTCGGGCGCTGATTTCATCGGCCGCGTGCAAACCGTCGATTCTTTCCGCATCGCAGCGGCTCCCGGCAACGTCGCGACGCTTGGCCCCGGAAACGCAGATTCGGCGAGCTTCTATGGAAATAACGTTGCGCTGCGCTCTTGGTACGGCATCGGCTTCGGCCCGAATATTGATGGTTCGGCCGTGCCGAAAGCGGAGTTTTCGCACTGGTTCGACACGCGCACCGGAAACACCGGGTTTCGCGGAACGCTCGATGTAGGCGGTTTGATTACCGCGCTCACGCCCCCGGCCGGCGATGTATCGAAGCGCGTCCCGACGACTGAATGGGTAGTCGCGGCGATCGCGGCGGCTGCTGTCGGCACGATCGTTTTTGAACCGCGCACGAGCGTACGCGCTGGCTTTCTGAAGCTGAACGGCGCTGTTCTCAAGCGCGCGGATTACCCGGCGCTATGGGCCTATGCACAGGCGAGCGGCGCACTGGTCGCTGAATCCGCTTGGCCGTCGAATAACTGGGGGTGCTTTTCGAGCGGCGACGGCGCGACAACCTTTCGCCTTCCCGAGCTGCGCGGCGAATTCATTCGCTGTTGGGACGATGCGCGCGGCGCGGATACCAACCGTGGTATCGGCACCTATCAGGCCTATCAAAACATGGTCCACACGCACAGCGCGAGCGCTGCCGCTGTCGGCGATCACGTCCACAGCGCATGGACAGATTCGCAAGGCTGGCACGGGCACCACGGCAATACCTACGCGATCGGCGACCACGGGCACATATTGGATCAACCCGTGCCGATGTACACAACCGACACCGATCGCGGCGTCGGCAATTCGTCGACTTTCTCGATCGACGGCGCGCGATATCCATACACGAACGCGACCGGCGCACACGGGCACGGTTTCGACACTGACGGCGCGGGCACGCACGGGCACAACGTCGGCATCGGCGGCGCTGGCAACCACTCACACACGATCACCGTCGCTTATGACGGCGGCAACGAAGCGCGCCCGCGAAATATCGCGCTGCTCGCAATGATTCGCGCCTACTAAAAGGATCTGAACCATGCTGATTCACCAATACGACGCCGAGACCGGCCAGTACCTTTCCAGTCGGCTCGCCGACCCTGACCCGATCAACGCCGATCGCTGGCTCGTGCCTGCGTTCAGCACGACCGACGATCTACCGTCGCGACCGCGCCTGACGTGGCCGTTTTATATCGATGGCGCATGGAAGCTGCTGCCCGACTATCGCGGCCTGATGCTGTATCGGCAGGACAACGGCCAGCCGGCCGAAATTCAAATCGCCGGCGCTACGCCCGCCGAGCACGGTTTGACGGAAACCCCGCGCCCCTCGGACGACTACACGTTCCGCGATGGCGCATGGGTGATCGATCCCGCAATCGTCGCGCAACGCGTGCGCGCTGCGGCGATGGCCGAGTTTGATATGCGCATGGCGCGCGCCCGAACGATGAACGCGGGCAAGGCCGACGCCTATGCGGCCAGTTTGCTCTCGCGCGAAGAAGCCTATTACTTCCGCGCCTGGTCCGCGTATCAGCTCGACCTCGTGCGTGCGATCCAGCGTGAAGGCTTTCCCGATGCTGTGAGCTGGCCCGACGAGCCGACGCCGTTCGAAGTCGCGAGCGCGCCGGCAATGGCCGAATACGCTGCTCGCATTGCGAAGGCCGCGACCTTCACCGATGGCAAGGCCGAGGCTTACGCGGCCCGCACGCTGTCGGCCGAGGACTATTTCAACTATCAGGCGTGGACGGCCTACGCCGAGCAATGCACGCGTGCGCTCGATCGCGAAACCTTCCCGAACGCTGTCGTGTGGCCCGACGAGCCGGCCGCCTATACGCCCCCGGTTGAACTGCCCGTGATTCCGCCCACCGAATCCGCGCCGCAAACCCCGGCCGACCCCGCGTAACGCCGAAAGCGTCGCGATCTGCAACCCGCCCTTTCACTGCCCTTCTACACAGGAATTCATATGGCAACTGACTATCACCACGGCGTGCGCGTACTCGAAATCAATGAAGGCACGCGCCCGATTCGCACCGTATCGACGGCCGTTGTCGGCCTCGTCGCGACCGGCCTTGATGCTGATGCCGCAATGTTCCCGCTCGATACGCCCGTGCTGCTGACGAACATTCAAGCGGCGATCGGCAAGGCCGGCGACAAGGGCACGCTCGCGCGCACGCTCGAAGCCATGTCGGCACAGGCGAAGCCCGTCATTGTCGTCGTGCGCGTCGCTGATGGCGTCGACGATGCGGCGACGACGAGCAACGTGATCGGCACGACTGCGGTCGGCGGCGGTTACACCGGCATGCAAGCGCTACTCGCCGCGCAATCGAAACTCGGCATCAAGCCGCGGATTCTCGGCGCACCGGGCCTCGACACGCAACCCGTCGCGACGGCCCTCGGAGCGCTCGCGCAGAAGCTGCGCGGCTTTGGTTATATCTCGGCGAACGGCGCGGAAACGAAGGAAGCGGCGACCACGTACCGCAAGCAATTCAGCCAGCGCGAGCTGATGGTGTTGTGGCCTGATTTCCTCGGATGGGACACGACCGCGGACGCGTCGACCACGATCGACGCGACGGCGATCGCGCTCGGACTGCGAGCCAAGCTCGACGAGCAAAGGGGCTGGCAAAAGACGCTCTCGAATGTCGGCATCAACGGCGTCACCGGCATTAGCCGCGATGTGTTTTGGGATTTGCAAGACCCCGCGACCGATGCGGGCTACCTGAACGAACAGGACGTGACGACGCTGATTAACTCGAACGGTTATCGCTTCTGGGGTTCGCGCACCTGTTCCGACGATCCGCTGTTCGCGTTCGAGAACTACACGCGCACCGCGCAAGTGCTCGCCGACACGATGGCCGAGGCTCAAATGACGTTCGTCGACGTGGATTTACACCCGTCGATCGTGCGCGACATTATCGAAAGCATCAACGCGAAATTCCGCGAGCTGGTTTCGAATGGCTATCTGATCGGCGGCTCAGCCTGGTATGACGACAGCGTGAACGACAAAGACACGCTGAAGGCCGGCAAGCTCTCGATCGATTACGACTACACGCCGGTTCCCCCCCTTGAAAACCTGATGCTGCGCCAACGCATCACCGACCGCTATCTGATGGACTTCGCCGCACGCGTCACAGCCTAACTAGGAGCAATTAAACATGGCATTGCCGAAGAAACTAAAGAATTTCAATCTGTTCCAGAACGGCGAAAACTTCGCGGGACAGATTGCCGAAGTCACGCCCCCGAAGCTGACGCGAAAGATGGAGGCGTATCGCGGCGGCGGCATGAATGGCCCTATCGATATCGACCAAGGGCAAGAGGGCATCGTGCTCGAATGGACGGCCGGCGGCTTCATGCGATCGGTCTGCGCGCAATACGGCATCACGAAGCATGACGGCGTGCAACTGCGTTTCGCCGGCGCGTATCGCTCCGAGGATTCGACGAAGCACGACGCTATCGAAATCGTCGTGCGCGGCCGACACAAGGAACTCGATTTCGGCAACTCGAAGCCCGGCGACGATACGGCGTTCAAGGTTTCGACGACGTGCAGCTATTACAAGCTCACCGTCAACGGCGAAACCGTGATCGAGATTGACCTCATCAACATGGTCGAAAACGTCAACGGCGAAGACCTGTTGGCCGATCTGCGCAAGGCAATCGGCCTGTAACGCAAGCATGTCCCCTTCCCCGCCTGGTCAAGCACCGGGCGGGCATCAACGACCCAATCTGAACAGAGAAAGAAATGACCGAACAAGCCAAGTCGAACACCATCACCCTCGATGCTCCGATCACGCGCGGCGAACAGGTAATCAACGAAATCACGTTGCGCAAGCCGGCCGCCGGCGAGCTGCGCGGCACGTCGCTCAATGCGCTCGTGAATCTGGACGTCGACGCACTCGGCAAGGTGTTGCCGCGCATCTCGTCGCCGACGCTCACCGAGTTTGACGTGCAGCAGCTCGACCCCGCTGACCTCGTGCAATTGGGGGTGGCGTTCGCATCTTTTTTGCTGCCGAAGCGGGCGAGCTAGAGAACGGCATACCCGACCGCGTTGAAGAAGCGATGGCCGATATCGCGACCGTGTTTCACTGGACACGGCGCGATATGGACGATCTGACGTTGGCCGAGCTGGCCGACTGGCGCGAGCGAGCGCGCGTGCGCTCGCCGTATGGAAGCGAATAACGATGGCAAACAGTAACGACCTGAAATTGCGCGTGCTGTTCGATATGGTCGACGGCGCAACGAAGCCCCTGCGAAACATTCTCAACGGTAACAAGGGCCTCGCGAAGTCGCTCAAGGAGTCGCGTGAAGAACTCGGCAAGCTACAGCGCACGCAAAAGGACGTGGCCGCGTTTCGCGAAATGCGCGTCGGCCTGAACGGCACCAGGCGCGACATGCAGAGCGCGCAATCGCGCGTCGCCGAGCTGGCCCGCACGATCGGCTCGACCGACTCGCCGACGAAACAGATGGTCGCGGAGTTTGAACGCGCGAAGCGCACGGCCGCGCAGCTCACCGCCGAGCACGACAAACAGGCCGACAAGGTGCGGGCGCTCCGCGATCGCCTCGCGGGCGCCGGCATCGATACGCGCAATCTGTCGGAGCACGAGCGCAATTTGCGCTCGTGCATGGCCGCGACAATCGGCGTGATGACGATTCAGCAAAACAAGCTCGCCGACCTCACCACTCGCACGAAGCGGCTCGCCGAGGCGCGCGAGAAAATGAACAGGACAAAGGAACTGGCCGGTTCCATGGCGGGCACGGGCGCGAAGATGATGGCCGGCGGCGCTGTCGTCGGCGCGGCAACTCTCGTGCCTATCGCCGCATATGCGCAAGCCGAGGAATCGGCGACGCAGCTCGCGAGCGCGCTTATGCGCGCCGGCGGCGTCGTGCCCCCTGAATTCGAGAAGATCAACACGCTCGCGATGAAGCTCGGCGACCGGCTCCCCGGCACGACCTCGGATTTCCAGAACATGATGACCATGCTCACGCGGCAAGGTATCAGCGCGGAATCGATCCTAGGCGGCATGGGCGAGGCGACTGCCTATCTCGGCGTGCAGCTCAAGAAAGCGCCGGCCGAGGCGGCCGAATTTGTCGCGAAGCTACAGGACGCCACGCGCACGACCGAGAAAGACATGCTTTCGCTGACGGACGTGATTCAGAAATCTTTCATGCTCGGCGTCGACGATAACAACATGCTCGATGCGTTCGCCAAGCTCGGCCCGGCGATGGACACCATCAAGATCAAGGGCCTCGAAGGGGCGAAGGCGCTCGCGCCGCTGCTGGTGATGGCCGATCAATCGGGCCTGATCGGCGGCTCGGCGGGCAACGCTTTCCGTAAGGTGTTCCAGCTCGGCATGGACGCGAAGAAAGTCGGCAAGGCAAACAAGCAGCTCGCGCCGGCCCAACGCCTCGACTTCACGAACGGCAAGGGCGAATTCGGCGGCCTCGACAAGATGTTTGCACAGTTCCAAAAGCTCAAAGGCCTCACCACGCAAAAGCGCGAAGGCATCCTTAAAGAGATTTTTGGCGAGGACGCTGAAACGCTGCAAGCCGTGTCGCTGATGGTGAATAAGGGCAAAGAAGGTTACGAGGAAGTCGTCGCCAAGATGGCGGCGCAAGCCTCGATGCAGGAGCGCGTTAATAAGCAGCTCGGCACGCTTAAAAACCTTTGGGAATCGGCTACGGGCACCTTCACGAATGCCCTCGTCGCGTTTGGCGCGTCGATCGCGCCGGAAATGAAAGGCGTAGTCCAATGGCTCGGCGACATGGCGCAAGGCTTGGGCCAATGGGCGCGCGACAATCCGAAGCTCGCTAACGGCCTGATGAAAGTCGCGGCCGGCGTCGCGCTGCTGTTGACGGCCGGCGGCGCTCTCGTCGTGATGCTCGCCGGCGTGCTTGGCCCGCTCGCTGTCGTCAAATTCAGTATGACGGCGCTTGGCATGCAAGGCGGCATTCTCGCGCGCGTGCTCGGCCTCGGCGCGACTGCATGGCGCGTGTTCGCGTCGGCCGCCATGTTCGCCGGCCGCGCCATGCTGATGAATCCGATCGGCCTTGCGATCACCGCGATCGCGGCGGCGGCGCTCGCGATCTATGTCTATTGGGAACCGATCAAGGCATTTTTCGGCGGCCTATGGCCACAGGTTCAACAGGCGTTCGCTGGCGGCATTTCAGGTATCGGCGCACTTATCGTCAACTGGTCCCCGCTTGGTCTGTTCTATCAGGCGTTCGCGGCCGTGCTGTCATGGTTCGGCGTCGACATGCCGGCGAAGTTTTCGGAATTCGGCGGCAACCTGATCGCCGGCCTCGTCAACGGCATCACTAGCGGCCTCGGCGCTGTTCAAGCGGCGATCACGAACGTCGCGACAAGCACGGTCGGATGGTTCAAGGAAAAGCTCGGCATTCATAGCCCGTCGCGCGTGTTCGGCGAGCTGGGCGGATTCATCACGCGAGGCGCGGCGATCGGCATGGAAGGCGAGCAAGGCCGCATCGCGAAAGCCGCGGTCGGCCTCGCGACGCTCGCAGCGACCTCGTTCGCTGCCGCGCAAGGCGCACAGACGGCCGGCACGCCCGCCGGCGGTCCCGGCGCAGCGATTGATACCCGCCCCGCCCTGCAAGCCCGCCAGGCGACCGGAAACGCGGCCGGCGCGGCATCGTCGGCCGGCGGCGACACCTACATTTTTCAGATTTCAGGCGGCGGCTCTGACGAAATCGAGACGCGGATTCGCAAGGTGCTCGCCGATATCGAGCGCAAGAAGGCCTCGCGCGTTAGCTCCCGCCTGTCCGATTAACGGAGGAAGAAACGATGATGATGTCACTCGGCCAATTCGTTTTCAGTCTGTCGACGCTGGCCTATCAGGAGTTGCAACGGCGCACGAGCTGGAAGCACGCGAGTACGTCGCGCGTCGGCGGGCGTAATGCTCGGCAATACACCGGCCAGGGTGACGACACAATCACGCTCACGGGCTGGTTTGCGCCCGATCAAGGTATCGGCAAGCTGTCGTCGCTTACCGAGCTGCGCACGATGGCCGACGATGGCGAGGCCTATGTGCTCGTCGACGGCACGGGCACGGTATACGGCGCATTCGTGATCGAAGGCCTCGACGAAGGCCAATCGCTTCACCAGAAAGACGGCACGCCGAGGCGCGTCGAATTCACGTTAAACCTCACGCGCGTCGACGATGGCCTCGTGAAAACGAAAACTGAGCCGGCGAAGGACAAAGCGCAATGAAGCAACCGACGCCGATCTATCAAATCACGCTCAACGGCAAAGACCTCACGAGCAAGATTTCGCCGCGCCTGAATCACCTGTCGCTCGACGAGTCGCGATCGGACGAAGCCGATACGCTGATGCTCTCACTCGACGATGCCGATGGAAAGCTCGTGCTACCCAAGCGCGGCGAAGTCGTGCGCGTGGCGTTCGGATGGTCCGACACGGGCCTCGTCGACAAGGGCTCTTTCACGATCAACGAAATCGAGCACGCCGGCACCCCGGATATGCTCACCATTCAGGCGCGATCTGCTTCGATGACGAAAGGCCTCGGCGAACGAAAGGAAAAGAGCTGGCACGGCGAAACGATCGGCGCGATTGTGCGCAAGATCGCCGGCGCGCACGGCCTTAAACCGGCGATCACCGAGGCGCTTGCGGAAATCGTGATCGCGCACATCGATCAAACGCACGAGTCGGATATGTCATTTCTCACACGCCTCGCGAAGCGTTACGACGCCGTGATGAACGTGAAGGATACGCACCTGCTGTTCGTGCCGATCGGTCACGGCACGAGCGTTAGCGGCAAGGCGCTCGCCCCCGTTGAGCTGACGCGCAAAGAAGGCGACCGGCACCGCTATCACGTATCCGAGCGCGAGAACTATGCGTGCGTGCGCGCGTTCTACCACGCGACCGGCCGCGCGAAACGCAAGTCGATCGTCGTCGGCGGCGAAGATAACCATAACGCGAAGGTGTTGCCGGAAACCTATGCAACCGAAGCCGATGCACGCGCGGCAGCAACGGCCGAGCTGAACCGCACGAAACGCAGCCAGGCGACGATGACGTATAACCTCGCGCTCGGCCGGCCTGACCTCTACCCCGAAGTGCCCGTTTATCTGAACGGCTTCAAGCCCGATATCGATGCGGAGTCATGGCTTGTGAAGAAGGTGCGGCACGAGA